TGCAGAAGGCACTAAGAAAGGTAAGAATGGTGGACAGGTTCGCAACTGTGTGCCTAACGAGTCAGTAGAAGAAGGTGCCACTAAAGTAGATCCTAACGCACCGTTTGATTATGATGCTTGGGCTAAGTCTGGCAAGAAGCCTCGCCAACCCGGCAAAGCCGTTAAACAATTAGCACAACAAACTCGTGATGCTCAAAAGAAAAAACAACAAGGTGTGGCGGAAAGCTTCTTAAACGAATCAGCATATGAGGAAGCGTGGGAATTGATTAGTCAACCTGTTCCAGAAATACAACAATTTGTAAAACAATTAGGATTAGCACAAGACGACACTACGGCTAAACAAATAGCACCAATGATTGATGCTACCCCAGATACGCAACTGCCTGCCGCAAGTATTCCTAAATTAAAGAATCTCGCTAATAAAGGCAATGATGTCCAAACATTAAAAGCAATTCAACAAATCAGCGGCCGCCCAGATGCGGCTCAACAATATGCTAAAATAATGCAGGCTCGTGACGCAGGAGAAGGTAGACAGCGTGGGTATGATGTTAGCGGTTTAATCAACTCTGTTAAATCTGGAAATTATGAAGCACCGGTGTTATTAAAATTAGCCACCGGAACTTATGTAATTGGTGGTAGAACAAGATTATACGCCGCATTAGCCTTGGGTATCCCTGCTAAAGTAAAAATTATTAGCGTGTCTACATTTGCTAAACAAGGTCAGCAAGGTGTGGCGGAAGACGCAGAACTTGCCAAAGAGTTTGATCTTATCGAATCAATTATCGAAAGTCTCGCAGAACGTAATGGAGTAGATGCTGAAGAAATTTGGGAAGATTTAGAAAGTCTAACCGATGATGAGTTATATGCGTTTGCTGTTACAACTACAGTTACGGAAGATTGGCAAAAGGTCAATAAGAAAGATAAAACTGATGGTATGAGTAAGAAAGCTGTTAGTGCGTATCGTCGTGAACACCCTGGTAGCAAACTAAAGACTGCTGTTACTACCAAACCAAGTAAGTTAAAAAAGGACGGTAAGGCGAGTAAACGTCGTAAGAGTTTCTGTGCTAGATCAAATGGGCAAAAGAAGATGCATCATATTGATTGTTCCAAAACTCCAGACAAAGCGATTTGTAAAGCACGTCGTCGCTGGAACTGCGAATAATAACACCAAAATAGTTTGACACCGCTCCTTATAGACTGTATACTAGTTTATAAGGAGATTTTTTTATGAGTAAAGTATTTGGTGATCCAGAAAGAGCAAAAATTAAACAGATCATTTCTGAAGGTATGACTGTTATGCAAGAAATTTCCGATTTGCAAACCGGACTAAATGATACTATTGCCGCAGTGGCAGAAGAACTAGAGGTGAAACCTAGTACGATCAAAAAAGCCATCAAGATCGCACAAAAAGATTCTTGGGATCAGGTGTTCCGTGAATTTGACGATCTCGAAACTATCGTTGATATCAGTGGTCACGCCAATCGTCAAGAAGATTACAATTCACAAAATCCTAACCGTAGTGAAGACTAATGGATCAAATTACCAATGCATTTACTGACGTATTCAAATGGGCAGAAAGGGACTACCGCGAGTGGCCCTTTCGATTTGTAATTGAAATATTTGCTTGGGCTATTAGTATTGGCTGCAGTATTACTATGGCCTTTACAGTTCCTAACCCTCCTCTTATCATACTGTATCCTATTTGGATTAGTGGCTGTGCTATGTATGGTTGGGCGGCTTGGACCCGTGGCTCTTTTGGTATGGTGGCTAATTATCTTTTGCTTGTTAGCATCGATTTTATTGGCCTAGTCAATATGTTGACTAAATAATAATGAGAAAGGTTAGATCAGCCATAAATGATCATGTTGGTATTTGCAAGCCGAAAATTGCAAGGAGAAGAATATGAGTTATGTAGATGCCATCTGGGATCGCGAAAAAGACATCATCAGAGTTGTCGAGCGTGATCCAAAACAAGGTCGTGTGTATCGCGACTATCAAGCCAAATATCTGTTTTACTATCCTGATCAACGGGGTAAGTTTAAATCAATCCATGGAGAAAGTCTTAGTAAGATCTCTTCTAAGAGCTGGAAAGAACACATCAAAGAACAGAAGATACATTCAAGTCACAAGCTATACGAAAGCGACATCAATCCGGTATTCCGTTGTTTAGAAGAAAACTATCTAAACAAAGATGCACCAAAACTAAACGTGGCCTTTTGGGATATTGAGGTCGACTTTGACCCAGAACGTGGTTATGCTAGCCCAGAAGATGCGTTCATGCCTATCACTGCTATCGCTGTGCACCTACAATGGATGGACACTCTAGTATGTCTAGCAGTGCCGCCAAAGACTCTTACGATGGAGCAGGCCTCAGAGCAAGTTAAAGAATTCCCCAACACTATTCTGTTTGAAACAGAAGCAGAAATGCTAGATACATTCCTAGATCTTATCCAAGATGCTGATGTCCTAAGTGGTTGGAACTCAGAGGGCTTTGATATGCCCTATACCGTCAATCGTATTGTCAAAACCCTAAGCAAAGAAGATACTCGTAGATTATGTCTATGGGATCAAATGCCCAAGAAACGCGAATATGAAAAGTACGGCAAGGATGCTGTTACATATGACTTAATTGGTCGTGTACATTTGGACAGTCTTGAATTATATCGCAAGTACACATATGAAGAGCGCCATACCTATCGACTAGATGCTATCGGCGAGATGGAGATCGGTGAGAACAAAACTGTATACGAAGGCACATTAGATCAACTATACAACAACGACTTCCGTAAGTTTATCGAATATAACCGCCAGGATTGCGCCCTGTTAGACAAATTAGATAAGAAACTAAAATTTATCGACCTTGCCAATACTGTTGCTCACGAATGTACTGTATTGTTAGCAACTACTATGGGTGCTGTAGCCGTAACAGAACAGGCCATCGTAAACGAAGCACACCATAGAGGACTTATTGTTCCAAGTCGACCACGCAGAGACGATGAACTAAACACACAGGCCGCAGGTGCGTATGTTGCGTTTCCAAAGAAAGGATTACATGACTGGATCGGTTCAATGGACATCAACAGTCTCTATCCTTCAGTGATTCGAGCTCTTAATATGGGTCCTGAAACTATCGTCGGACAACTACGTCAAGATTATACTAGAGAAGAAATTGAAAATAAAATTGCCAAGGGGTCGAGCTTTGCCGGAGCATGGGAAGGCAAATTTGGTGCTAACGAATATGATCTAGTTATGAGCAAGGATCGTAGCAACGATATTATCGTCGATTGGGAAAACGGCGAAACTGATGTAATGAGTGGCGCACAAATCTATGAAATGATTTATGAAAGTAATCGCCCTTGGATGTTATCAGCCAATGGTACTATTTTTACACACGAGTTTGAAGGGATTATCCCCGGATTATTAAAACGCTGGTATGCCGAGCGTAAAGAAATGCAGGCTAAACTAAAAGATGCAATTAAAGCGGAGAATAAAATTGAAGAAGAATATTGGGATAAGCGTCAATTGGTTAAAAAGATTAACCTCAACAGTCTCTATGGTGCTATTCTTAATGCTGGTTGCCGTTTCTTTGACAATCGCATTGGTCAGTCCACCACTCTTACTGGACGTCAAATCGCCAAGCATATGGCTGGTAAAATAAACGAAGTTATTACAGGCGAGTATGATCACGTGGGCAAAGCAATTATCTATGGTGATACAGACTCCGCATACTTTAGTGCGTATAATGCTCTAAAGACTGAGATCGCTAAAGGCCAGATTCCGTGGGATAAGAATACAGTTATCCAATTGTATGATACTATATCAGATAATGTTAATGACACATTCCCACAGTTTATGCTGGACGCATTCCATTGTCCAAAATCACGTGGTGAAGTTATCAAAGCAGGCCGTGAGATCGTCGCTATCAAAGGCTTATTCATTACTAAGAAGCGTTATGCTGTCTTGTATTATGACAAAGAAGGCAAGCGTCAAGACGTAGAAGGCAAGCCAGGTAAGATCAAGGCTATGGGTCTAGACTTGAAGCGATCAGATACACCTGAATTCATGCAGAAATTCTTAGAAGAAGTATTGACCAAAGTTCTTAATGGTAGTCAGGAAGAAGAAATCCTCGAGATGATCACAGAGTTCCGCACTGAGTTCAAGGCCCGTCCTGGTTGGGAGAAAGGCAGTCCAAAACGTGCTAACAATATTACAGAATATGAAGCCAAAGAAAAGAAGTTTGGCAAGGCCAATATGCCAGGACACGTCCGAGCGAGTATCAATTGGAATACTCTAAAGCGTATGAATGGTGACAAGTATAGTACAAATATCGTAGATGGTATGAAAGTGATCGTTTGTAAAGTAAAAGATAATCCATTAGGATTTACCAGCGTTGCTTATCCGGTGGATGAGTTGCGTTTACCAAAGTGGTTCCAGGAACTGCCATTTAATCATGCAGAAATGGAAACAACTATCATTAATAATAAACTAGACAATCTTATTGGTGTGCTAGAGTTTGATCTGCAAAGTACCACCAATACTAATACGTTTGGCAGTTTATTTTCATTTGATTAAAATAAGCATTGACATTACTCAAAAACCTAAATAAAATATACACAAGGAGAATTATATGAAAGACATTTTGAAAGATATCGTAGATCACACACAAAAATTAGGATTCCTAAACATTGTTAAGATCACAGGCACAGAAGATAAGACACTTATCGATTCAATGGCAGAGGATCGTTCAGTTATCTTGTATTCCGAAACTAAAGATCCAAATCCTGATATGATTGGCACATTCGGTATGCCGCAGTTAGAAAAATTGAAATATCTTTTAGATGGTAAAGAATATCAGGAGGACGCTACTATTGAAGTAGTCACAGCAGAACGTAACGGTGAAACATTACCTGTGGGCTTACACTTTGAAAATAAAGATGGCGACTTCAAGAATGATTATCGTTTTATGAATACAGAAATTATTAACGAAAAACTCAAAACAGTCAAGTTCCGTGGTGTAACATGGCACGTAGAAGTTGAACCTACTGTAGCCGCAGTACAGCGTTTCCAATTCCAAGCAGGTGCTAATACAGAACACACAACATTCTTGGCCAAGACAGACGGCGATGCATTGAAATTTACGTTCGGTGATGCAGCTAGTCACGGTGGCGAATTTACATTTGCTACAGGTGTTACAGGTAAAATTACCAAAGGTTGGACATGGCCTGTCGCTCCAGTATTGTCAATCTTAAGAATTGCTGATGCTAACAATGCTAAGATTGGATTTAGTAATGACGGCGCTATGCAAATTGAATTAGACAGCGGACTAGCAACTTACAAGTATATCATTCCAGCACAGGCATAATGATTAAAGGTCTCCAAGGCGGTCCTGGTGTTATTGTAGACGGCGGAAACACCAGTGTACCGTATATTAGTCAAAATTCTAATAATCCGATGCAAGGTATGGTTAGAGTTTGGGGGACCGATTTACAGGTATATGACGGGAATGTTTGGCAAACTTTAATGTCAAGTTATGCTACCGTCCAACTTGACCCTGAGACTGAAAGACTGTTAAACTATGTACGTAAACAAGAGCAAGAAGAAAAAGAAATAAGAGCACTTATTTCTGGACATCACCATCCAGCAGTAGAAGCCGCTCAAGACAACCTAAATAAAGTACTCGAAGATGTTGAACGAGCTAAACGACAATTAAAGGCAACAGTAATATTAAGTAAAGACTATGAACGAAAAGATTAAACAACTAGCCGAACAGGCCGCATTAAATGCTGTGACAAAAAACTTCAACGGAACTTCGGTCGAAGTACAGGTGCCGTCTGAGAATTGGGCAAAAGAGTTTGCTGAGTTGCTGGAAAAAGAATTTGAAGCTAAACATTTTAGTGCAGGCTACATCGAAGGTCGACGCGACGGTATTAAAGAAACTGCTCGGGAATGTGCTAGTCTCGTAGATCATGTGATTATGGAAGATGGCACTCGGCGAAGTGATTTTATTCGTAAACATTTTGGAGTTGAAGAATAATAGGTGTATATAGCAAGTAAGTATAAATAAACATATAGGAGAACTATTATGTTTTATGTATATGCTTATTTGAGAACCAAAGATTTAACACCGTATTATATCGGTAAAGGAAAAGATGACAGAGCGTGGCAAAAGTCTCACTCTGTTATTGTTCCTAAAGACCTAAATAGGATTGTTATATTAGAAACAAATTTAACAGAGCTTGGAGCATTTGCTATTGAGCGTAGAATGATTAGATGGTATGGTCGAAAAGATATAGGTACAGGTATTTTACATAATAGGACAGACGGTGGTGATGGATCGGCAGGCATTATTCCGTGGAACAAAGATATAAAGATTGGGTCGTATCTATCAGAAAAAGGGAGAAAGACTATTTCCGAAGCAAATAAGAAACCAAGAAAAGATACGCATAAAGAAAGAATATCAGAAGCGTTAAAAGGTAAAACAAAATCAGAAGAGCATAAAAGAAAATTAAGCGAAGCTGGTAAAGGTAAAACTCCTTGGAATAAAGGCAAGACAGGTGTTCAAAAAGGTTCGAGATTAGGAGTAGAAGTAAGTGCTGAAACCCGTTCTAAAATGAGTGCCGCACAAAAAGGTAAAGTAATGTCGGACTTGCAAAAAGAGAAAATAAGTGCTACACTTAAAGGTAGAAAGATGTCAGACGAAACTAAAAGAAAAATGTCAGAGGCAAGAAAAAAATTATGGGAACAAAAACGAAATGAAAAGTAGACCACCAGTAGATTTAAGTGTATTGAATAAGGATTACGCCTGCTACCTCCCAGCAATTTCGAGTTTTTATTCGACATATATTGCCAAACAGCGATTAGAAGAATTTGTACCTAAAGATCGTATTCCTAAAGGATTTGACCGTGGTATCGAAGGTATGAACTTTCTTAATCCAGAAGAAGGGTACTTTACATACAAATATGGGTTATATTCGGCGGGTCACGCACAGTTAGATCTACAGAAAAGCCTAACACAAGAATCTATGATCCAGCAACGTGATCGTAACAATACGATGATCTTAGGTGACTCAGGTGGGTATCAGATTGGTAAGGGTGTTCTTAAATTTGATTGGTTAAATTTTGATGGTCCTGCCGCGAACAAAACACGTCAGCAGATCCTAGAATGGTTAGAAGTCACTGCCGATTGGTCGATGATGTTGGACGTGCCGACATGGGCATGTGACCATATCCATAGTCCAAAGACTGGATTGAAAACATTCGAAGACTGCTTGGAAAAGACACGATTTAATAATGACTATTTCTTGAAAAATCGTTTGGGCCAAACTAAATGGCTCAATGTACTACAAGGTGGTGATTGGGATACTGCAGAACAATGGTATCAAGGTGTAAAAGAGTTTTCAGATCCAAATGGTCCGTATGCTGGCAGCGAAGCAGAGGGGTGGGCCATGGGTGGTGCTAATATGTGCAAAATGGATATTACTCTTAAACGTCTAATGACCATGCGTGAAGATAACTTACTCAAAGGTAAGAATTGGATACACTTCCTAGGTACAGCACAACTAGACTGGTCATGCTATTTGACACAAATACAGAGACAGATAAGGAAACATATCAATCCAGAACTTACCATTTCTTTTGACTGCGCCTCGCCGTTTATCGCAACAGCACACGGACTTGTCTATACCAACGCAGTACATACACCAAAACGTTGGAGTGTTATTATGGACAAGGCGCCAGATAATAAAGCACTATCTGGATCAGATATTCCGTTTCCGTTCGAATCAGAATTTGGTCGAAGATTGACCATGGCTGATATTGCTTATTATAATATCGGTAAGCGTAAAACAGATGCCGAACTAAAAGGTGTTAAGTTTGATCACTTAAATTCCGATCACTATCACGAAGTTCCCCGTCTTAATAAGTTAGGCAAAATTCCTAACAAAACATCGTGGGATAGTTTTGCCTATGCTCTAATGATGGGCCATAATGTCTACTGTCATATTGTTGCTGTACAACGTGCTCAACATTTAATGGATATCGAAGTTGCCAAAACTAAAGATAAGATCAACTGGAGACGCTGGAAAAAAGTTAAAACTCAAGATATGAGCGATGAGTATTCAGATTGGGTTCCACGTAATATCCTATACTTTAGTGATTTTATCGAAGATTTGTTCGATACCAAAACCAAAGAACAAGCATTCCAAATGATTGAAGAAGCAGGTCCGTTCTTGCGTAGTCTAGAAGGTGCTCGCTTACAGGGTGGCCCAAAACAAAACGAATTCCGTAATTTGTTTGAATTTGAAGAAGTATCACACGCAGACGAAGTTGATTTGGAAAATCTAGATGATGACGAGTTGCGTAGTTTGGAAGAAGAATTTAGTTCTTGACATTTACCAAAATACGCTTTATAATTAAATCATATTAACACACAGCGGAGTACAGAATGGCAACACTCGAACAAAAACAAGAACTGATTGATGTTCTTAAGTTTACACCACGCACCTACAAGATCTCTATGTGGGGATATGGTGGCGAAAAGGTTATGGGAACAGTATCTCAAGAGTCGTGGGATTACTGTATGGAAAATTCTGTTGACTTATCGGACATTGCGTGGAATCACGATGCAGCGGAAGATATGGGGCTTGACCCAGATATGCTACCATTCCCTCCTGGGTCTTGGTATGAATGTGATAGTATGGGACATTGTAACGGTGTAAGTCGTGATAGTGGAACCTTACAGATTGAAGATGAAAACGGTGAGACTGTTCTTGAAAAAGAATTAGGCGAGTGGGATGATGAGGACAGTCCAGAATTTGAATGTATCGATGAATCCTATATTGGTCAATGCAAAGAAGGCGAAATAGTATTCATCGGTAGCTCAAATGAAAAAGGAACATTCTTTGAAGGCGACATCGAACTTAAAGCACCGTTTGATATCCGTAAATTAAAATTATGCTATGAAGAAGTAGATGGTGAAGAGATCGTCAGCGGTGTTATCTATAACGGTGAAGATATTGATAACTATGGCGGCAGTACTGATGGTAAGAGTTCTGATTTTACCATGGTATTAGTTACCGATGATGACGGCAACTTTGAACGATATGATCCAGAAGAAAAAGATTGGGGTCATCCAGAATATGGCACAAGTCCAGACAGTTGGGAAAAGTCAAAGACATTTAAATTCAACAAAGATAAACCAACGATTCCAGGTTACTACAATGTAAATTGGTCGTATGGTTCTACTTATGGTAGTCTATATTGGGATGGAAAAGAGTTCGGTGATTGGGAATATGGCAAATTTAATCCGGTCAATCAAGAAGGTGTTAAATCGTGGTCTGGGTATAATTGGGATACCAGCGATTGGGCCAATCGTCCGCCAGAGCCGCCACACCTTATTTGCTCTAATAAAGACTGCGGTTGGGTAGGCAACAGCGACGATCGTCGCACAGATGACAACTACGATGATCATTGCCCACAATGTGATGGCACAGAGTTTAGCTGGATCGATTACGACCAGGATACTAAAGAAGGTCGTGCTAACCGTGCAAAATATTGTAATAAAAAGGTAGTGTAATGATATTACTTTATGTACTATACTTTCTTATCGGTCTAATCATTGGATATAACACTCGTGGAGAATCTAAGGTTGACTATGAAAAAATAGATGCTAAACTTAAAGAAGAATTAGAAGTCGCTAAAAATCTCAACGAAAGTCTATTAAAAGACAAACACGATTTACAAGAAAAACTTTGGAAAGCTAAAAATACAAAATGAAGCGTGATTATGTAACAGGCAGTGAAAGCAATATTGAATTCTTTATTGGCAACGAAGTAGAGCATACTCCAGCATTTGGTATGCGTACATTGTTTGTTACAGGCCTACAATCCGTAGATGAGATTCGAAGTATTGTTGTAGATAATGATTGTAGGCATATCTTCTTTGGTGCTAATCATAGTTTCAAACCGGAGCCTGACGATTATCACTATTGGAAACTTTGGGAAGAAATGATTGAGTATTTCTTAGACATGGATTATTTGTGTTCTTTGGATATTCCACTACAAGCGGTTGAACAATTTAATGACGGCGGATTAAATGACTACAGTAATTTTATTCCACAGATTCGAGTACCGATTCCCTATATTAAATTATGGAATTATAATACAATGTTAAAGATCGATGACAAAGACTTTAAAGCAACAAATCCAGGTGTGTGGACCCATAGTCTACATGAGTTGAAAGACCGCAGCAAATTTACTGATTGGTCACAATACAAAGATGACGAGATTATCAAATGATTATTATATTATTATTGTTTATTTTTCTAATTTACTGGGCATATAAACGGGCTGAAAGAAAATGAATATCAAACAAGACGTAAGACCATATACACAGACTTTTATTAAAGTCCGTACAGAGTTTGAAGGATTCCATTACTATCCGGGTGCAGGTAGTATCGATCCAAGGATCCAATTCTTAGAAAATGAACATCGTCACATGTTTAAAGTCGATGTAAAGATTTCTGTTACACACTTAGATCGTGAATTAGAATTTTTCTTGGTCAAATGGGCTTTACAAGAATTTATTAAGTCTGGAGATCAAAATCACAAATCGTGTGAAATGATTGCTACAGATATCCTAAATAATCATCTCTTGCCAAAGTACGGTGAGCGGTATTATGAAGTAGTAGTATCCGAAGACGGCGAATCCGATGGAATCGTTGAATATAAACCCTAGTATTAAAAGGAAATAAAAATGGCACTTCCTGCCTATATTACAAAAACCCTCCGATTAAAACCAGAAGTCACAAAAATCTTTGATGATCTTGACAAATGGTTAGATCATTGTAGGCTTAATCTAATCGATTATAATCCGGCGGACTTATATCGTTCTGCTGATTATAAAGCGTTCCAACGCACTCAAGAGTATTTAGAGCGCAAGGCACGTCGTGAGGCGAGCGGTATTCCAGAACCAGTTAAGGTTCGCGAACCATATAAAGGCCGCAAGGATGACCGTTTTTCTCGTT